GTTTGCACCTGACTGGACTATATCTAACTTAAGAATTGTAGGTAGAACTTTTTGGAATGCACCTAAAGTTACTAAAGCTTGGTTAAATAGAATACACAAAGGTAAGTTTAAACCTGAAGATGAAGAGTTTCTTAAGGTATGGAATATGTATTCAATGTATTCTGTAAGAGCTGGAGTTATTACTTCTGCTATGTGGTGGTTAATAACTTCAATATTCTCAGATAAAGAACCTACATGGGAAGGTGTTAAAGACTTTTGGATTGGAGAAAAATCAGGTAAATTAGATTTAGGAGGTGGAGAATCTGTAGTTATATCTAAACAGATTGCAGAGCCTATACATTGGGTGCAGCATCCTATGCATACAGCCATGAACAAAGCATCTATAATACCTAAGACAATGGCAGAAATGTTTTATAACAAACAATGGATGTCAATGAAGAGTGGTCGTGTTGTTGGGCCACAGATTATAGAGGAAGATGGTACAAGTCATGTAGCCAAGTGGTTAGTTGGTAAGGCTGTACCTATTTCAGTTAAACCTCTTATTGATAATGAGTTATCATGGGGTGAAAGTTTTGAGAGAATGTTATCTGGTTTCTTTGGATTCCCTCAATACGGAGCTGAAGATAAGAGTAAATCATTAAGAGAATTAAGGAGATAGATATGGCAACTAAAGATATGAATCAAGAAGTAGACATTATTGATTACTATGTTAAGAATGGTTTAGACGCTACTGCTAAAAAGTTTAACATGACTAAAGAGCAGCTTATGAATGACTATTATGTAATAGGTCAGACTGAAAGAGGTGACTCTGAGCAAGGTGGTTATGGTGACCAAAGCTCATCAGTTAAAGATACTTTATTAAAACTACTAGGTGTTGGTAAAGCTAGTGCTGCAGACGGTAGTTTTGTAGACAAGAATAAAGGAATGATGGAGCAGTTTGCTGATTATCAATTAGATAATCTAGGTAAAGCTAGAGAAGAAATAGCTGGACTACCTAAGAAAGCTAAAGATGCAGCCACTACAGACCAGCCAGGAAAGATAGATGGTTTTGAATTTGATGAGTTTGGTCGTATTTCTGAAGATGGTACATCAGAAGCAGAGAAAGAAGATACTACTGCTAAAGAATATGAAAAACCTAAAGAAGTTAAGAAAGATAAAGAACCTACTGATGAAGAACTAGAGACAATGTATGCTGATGTTTCTACTGGTTTAGGACTTAAAGGCGAAAGAGGCAAAGACGGCAGCCTTCTTACAGGTCAAAAGAAACAAACTGAAGAAGAAGACATGGCAGTTGATAGTGAAAACCCAGGCATGTATAAACCTAAGGGCGCTAACTTCTGGTCAGTTGATACACAAAGTCCATTCTGGAATACTAAAGAAGGTTATGACAAAGCTAAAGAACTATACGGTGGTGAAGTCCCTAGCTTTGTAGGTTATAAACCAGAAGTAGCTGAACTAGATATTGATTACTTTAAGAAACTTCTTAGTTTTTAAGATAAGTAGTTAAATAATCTATCTCTGTATGCGAATACTCTATTCTTGGTTGACTTGAATAGAGTTTAGCAGCAGTAATTCTTACCACCTGTCTATCATCTTCAAAGAACACACCATTTAAACTATCTAGTGTTGCTTTAATATAGTTGTCGATGTCGCTGTTGTTTCCACAATAGCTGTTTTCAGCGTTTAATTTCTTTTTCTTAGACCAAGACTTAGGTATTTGAATATAAAAGGTTATATTGCAAGATATAAGCTCTTTAGTAGGTACCATTTGTACATCTCCTAGAGCTATTTCCATATCTTTCTTAAATTGACTGTACTTTTTAGGAAAGAATGTAGACCATCTAGTAACTCTAGCTCTACTTGCAGGGACTGGATTTATGTATATTGTCTTTTTCAATGTTCTAAATAGTATGTTGCTACTCTACACTTCTCACCAAACTGATTAGTTACAGCTGTGTTACCTGTTGTTATATTAGTTGTCTTTCTTAATCTAAAAATGCAGGCAGCTAATCTATAAACACCTAGCTCTGTCCATGCTTGCAGCGGTTGGATAGAACCGTTAACTTTTAAGTAATCTAGTACTCTTTCATCTTGACTCATGGTTTACTCCTCTTTATTATCACCATAAAAAAATTCATATAGTAACCAAAACAATACTACTATGAATGTAACTTCAAATATGTCAGGCATTACTCGAAGAAATTATAAATTTCATTTACCTTAGGATAATTAACTATATGAGTTAAGAACCTAGGACCAGTAGAATAAGCAAATACTTTGACATCTGGATAGCAATGCTTCTTATATACACAGTAACTACACTCAGTACATAGCTTCATGTTACCTGACTTGCCATCTGGTACAGGTTCAAAGCAACGCTTAGGTTTGTCTTTGCTAGCTGTTAACCATTTAAGATATGCTATGCGTTCTTTAACTGGACTGTCGTATTTGAATGACTCAAAGTGTGTACACAATGCACCGTTCTGTTTATCGATTGCTAGCCATCCACCTTCATCTGTACCACTTGCTTCAGCATAACCATGTAATTGTTTGATGTAACCGAATGGGTCATCTTCTCTAAGCGTACCTTCTTTGAATTTCTTAAAGCCGTATGTAGAGGTTGTTTTTACATCCATAAGGTACCCATCAATGACGCAGTCCATCGAGCCTTTTATCCCTTCTATTTCTACTTCAGCTTGCTTTCCTTCTACAGTATGTCCAGATAACTCTGCTAATGCTAGAACTAGATGTTCTGTTGCATGACCGTATAGAAACTTCATAAGAGTTTGAGGTGTCATTTTTTCTGCTTCGTAGTCGTTGTATAAATACCACAAGTACAAATCTTGTTTACCTATGTTAGACATTCTAAGCTTGCGGCTGTCGTCACGCTCAGTAATTACAGTACGCAGCATATCCTTCATTGCCTCACCGAACTCATTTATTACTTGATCGGTGTCAACTCCGTCTGCTGCTTTGTTTGTTTCTAGAACTTCGTAGATGTCATCTACTAATGTGCGTATGTTTTTCATAGCTCTTCCTTATTTATCCACTATAGTTATTATAACTCATTAGTGTGTTTCACTCCAATTTATTCCTACCTTATATTCGCCATCTAACGGACAGTTAAGATTAAAGTATTCACCAGCCTCAACTATACTTTGCACAGCCAACCTACCAAACATATCAGCTTGGTGTTCTATGACTTCTGTTTGTATCTCATCGTGTATGTTGCCTACAAACTTGTAATCTATATTTGCTGCGTCTGCTTTATCTTTAAGAATCAGTAGTGCTTTCTTCATAACTATTGCACCAGCTGATTGGAATAAAGTATTAAGAGCTGTGTGTGGTTTATCTATTAAGAGTTGTCTTCCATCGAGTCCTTCGAGTCGACCTGATTCAGACAATTTAGTAATTCGTCTTCGTAAATCTGCAAGTGCTGGCGTATTATTAAGGAAATTTGTCTTAAGTCGTTTACCATCTTCTGCTTCTCCTCCAACGATAGACCCGATTTTTTCGTCACCAGCTCCGTACAGGAAAGCGTATATGAAAGTCTTTGCCTCATCTCTTGATTCAAGTTGTGCAGCCAACTGATTTGCTGTGTGAATGTCCCCATTTAATATCTCCTCTGTATATTTTTTATCGTTCATATAGTGAGCTAGCATCCGTAGTTCTAGTCCGCTAGCATCAACACCTACTAATTTGTAACCGTTCTCTACTTTGAATAACGCTCTGCATTTGTCTCCGTATGGACTGTATACTGCAGGCACTTGAGCTAGATTAGGTTTACTATGTGTCATCCTACCAGTTCTTGCACCGTTGCTGTTGACTGAACCATGTATTCTAGCTGTAGTTATTCGTAGTGCATCCATCCAGGAATCAAGTAGACCTAATCGCTTTTGCAGCATTAAGTATCTAGCTATCATCTGTGCTTCTGGTATGTCTACATTCTCTAGGATTGTTTCAGAAACTATAGGTTGTCCAGTCTCTGTATATTCTAGAGGGTTCCATCCAAAGTGTTGCAAGTATCTGCCTATCTGCTGCCTACTTGCTAGGTTAAACTCTGGATATATTATGTGTCCCCACCCTTTCTCAGGATGTAAGTAAGATTGATTATCTAAGTGGCGTTGGAGAGCAGCCGACACAGAGCCATCTTTCTTATATGGATTCTTAGGAAAAGGTACAGGTTTGAAAGTCGGGAGAGGTTTGAAGACTTCCCTTACTGTATCTTCAGCTTTCATCATTTCATCCTTCAGCTCAGCCATGAGGCTTGTAGCTTTTATGTAGTCGAACCTCCAGCCATTGACTGTCTGTTGATGTATTACTTTAGCTACTTCATGTTCTATTTCTAGAGCTGTAGGGTGGAGATTTGATTGGAGCATTAGGTCGTAGACTTTGTATGTGACACTTACATCTTGTATGCAATACTCTTTCATAGCATCGCTATACTTTGTGAAGTCTTCAAAGCCTATCTTGTAGTCGCCTAAGTATTCACCCCATGCTTTTAGGTTATGCTTCCTGGAAGGATTATCCAGTCTAGACATGACGAGTGTGTCTTCTACAGCTCCTTCCCATTTGAAACCGTATACTAATTTCTCCAATACGGGAATGTCATAACCTATAATATTATGACCAACTAGAGTATCGACATGGTTTTCTTTGAGCCAATCACCAAAAGATTCAATCTCCTCAGGTCCAAAGAATCTCTCTATCCATGGCATTGTGTGTACCTTAGCATAGATACACCATACTCTAGTAGGTTCTAATCCGTTTGCTTCTATATCAAATACAGCTTTCATTAGTATTCCTCTGGCATCTCTGGTACTTCTACCAATCTACCTGTTTCGTTGCTGTATTGTATGTACCCTGTGATACCAGTCTCACCAGTGTATCTGTTCTTGAGTACTCGAAGCGTTGTTGTGTTGCGTATGAGAGGATGCTCTGACTGTTGGTTACGCTCTAGTGCTATGACTATATTAGATAGCTGAGCAATACCTTGTGAACCTCTCAAGTGTGTTAGTGATATGTTGCCACCTTCTTCATGTGGCTTGCTGCCTGACTGTCTACTGAGGTGGGAGACAACAAACAATCCTATGTTAGTTTCTACTACGACTTCCCGTAGCTGAGTCATAAGAGCATCTATCTCTCTGCGTTCATCACCACCTGCATTACCTGACATAACTAAGTTAAGGTGATCTAGTACTACCCACTTAATATTCTGTGCCTTAGCCATAAGTCTGATGCGTGAGATAATCTTTTCTGTAGACATATCTTTGCCATCCCATAGCGTAAGTACATCTTCACCATCTCGTATGAATAACTCATCGAATGCTGCGGATGCTTGGTCTTTGTCAGTCATTTGTCTGACTTCGTCTAGGTGGTAGTTGCGGTTGAGGTGTAGACCTACGAGTCCGTCAATGGTTCTCTCTGGTGTTTCCTCTAGATGTATGATGCCTACCTTGTCTTTGGTCTTGGTAAGTAAGTGATACTCTAGTTCTCGTATCATAGATGACTTACCCATACCAGTGCCAGAGGTGATAGTTACCATCTCGCCTTGTCTAAATCCCTTGGTTAATCTGTTAAGACAAATCCAAGGATAAGATTGTGAGACCTGCTTAGGTCTGTCTAACCAATCTTTCTTTAACTTGGTTACGCTGATAACATCACTTGGTGTATAACCTTTAGCTTTCCAGAAGCGTTGTTCTAGGTCTTTGACAAGACCAGCTTGCAGCATATCTGATGCATCTTTGTATCCTTCTGGATATGTCATGACTCTGACTTTCTCTGGTGAGAACATTTCTGTAGCAACTTCTACAGCTTTCCTACCAGCCTCGTCATTGTCAAACGCTAAGACTATCTCATCAAACGAATCAATAAAGTCGTAGCTATCTGCTAAAGATTTCTTTGCCGATTGCGCACCATTCTTGAGGGAGACAACAGCCCACTTGCCATTGAATACCTCAGCCATGGATAGACAATCTATCTCCCCCTCGGTTATGGTTAGTATCTTACCACCTTTATCCCAGACACACTCACCGAATAGTGTTGTGTCTTTAAATGAACCTTCAATGGTAAAAGATTTAGTGTCACATTCTCTGACTTTGTAAGCACTCAGCCTACAGCCTGTGTCATTGAATGGATAGTAATGATGTGTGATTGCACCTTGGTCGTTCTTCTTGACTCGTACTCTGTATAGCTCGCATATCTTCTGTGATATTCTACGCTCTGGTATGCTGCTGTACTCTCCTTTGGGTTGCATCTCTTCGTTGACTTTCTTAGGTCTGTATGTATTCATTGATACTATGCTGTCTTTCTTCAGGCTTTCGTAGTAACCGCAGCCTGGAGTAAAACAATGTTTATGGTCTTCATATACAGCAAGGTTATCCTTACTACCGCATGAAGGACACGGTTCTTTTCTTATGTATGCCATAATCCTCTCCTATTTAATAATGACTGAATTGCATAGAACTGGCTCAGTCAGACCAGCGGATACAGCTTGAAAAATTTATAGATAAAAGAGCTGTTCTATTGGGAGCTGGCTGTGTAGCAGGTTACAGCTTCCCTGGAGACTACTAATGTCATAGTCGCTACGCTTACCACTACACCGCTTATGATGGGCTAGTGCAGCAGTCGTCATGCATAACATGCATAACTTAAAATGGAGTTTGGTCCTCAAAGAACTCATCATCCGTAGCACCAAATGTTTCTTCTCCTAACTCTCTGATGAGAATACGCTTGACATAAGGTACATTACCTGCAGTCTGGTGCGGTCGTATGGTGTACTCTAGTTTTACTTTAGACCCAGATGGAATTTCTTTATTCCAAATCTGTTTATCTGCTGTGTAAACTGGTACAGCATAACGGGATGTAAACTTTCTTAAAGGTTCACCCTCATACTCTTTGATTTTCATACCATCTTTTGCTAACTCTGCTGCGACCTTTGGGTCGAGTGTAATTTGTACAGCAAACTTACCAGTAGATTGTTCTTGGTATGTTTCGTGTTCGGTCAGATATGACCTGAAGATTGTAGTTCCTTCTACAAACATAGACTTCTCCTATATTTAAAACCCTAGTTTATTGGTTTATATTTTTATAATCACCTCTCGTTCCCCCCACAACTGAGCAGCTTAGGGCTGCAAATCCCATACAAGTTGTGGTTTTTGACGAGGTCAGAAGAGGTGTCCCCGATTACCTTTTGTATGAAAAGATAATGTTCCATTATAACAGTTACTGCAGCGTTTGCGTATGCAAATCAGGCACAGAATGTTGGTCAAGAATAGTGGTCAACAGCTCTTCGTTACTCATTGAATCAACATGACGCTGAGCTTCTTCTTCTGTGTCTGCTTCTGCAGCTATAGTTATCTCTAGTAATACTTTAATATCATGAAACATTATGCTATTCTACCACTCATCTCTTAGCTCAGCTTCAGATATTTCGTATGTTCTATGACTGCTGCAGCTTGGGCAGTATGGTTCGAAGTCTACCCATTGCTCGCAGCAATCTTTACACTCATAGTATTCATTGTCTTGATTAAACTCTGGATGTCTTAGATAATTTATATCATCGTATCTACATGGTTCCATTAAACCTCCTTGATTTCTAAACGAACACCTTCTATCTCATCTTCGTCATCATAGTAGTCTTGGAGAAAACCAAACCTATCTGCTAACTCTGATGCTAGGTGTCCTATAAATTCACCAGATTTGTGTTTTAGATAGATGTCGTATGGACTAAAGTCATCACCATTACAACCAACAAAGTCACAGCCTGGCTCAAAATAGTAAAGGTCATAATCTATATCAGGATATTTTTCTTGCAGCACTTCAAATGCTTGAACAGGTGGTGACCATGCACTATCGAATGATAGTTCTACTGTGTAGGTACCGCTTTCTTCTGACTGTAAATCAACAAAATGACAACTAACATCCCTCTTGGTTCCCCATTTATTTACACGCCAGTTGTACCAGTTAATACCATCATCACCTGGTGCAGAGGCTTCTAAATCTTTTGGCATTGGAGCAATCCATTGTAATAACTTACCTGCTTCTGCTGCTGCTATTAAATCTTTAGCTGGTTGTTCTTCCAGCCCCCATATTGTTACATCATTCGTACACCAGTTTGGCATCTTCATTCTCCTCTCTAATTGATATTACTTCTGCTCCCCAGATGGATGCAGTTTCTTTTGCTTGTTCCATGATTGAGCCATTGGCTTTATCGTATTCTTCTCTAAAGAAAAACCTTTCACCATGCTCTATACAATGTACTACATATCTCATTCTTCCTCCTGATAATCATCTTCATCTAATCCTCTAAAGTCAAACTCAGCCGTACAGCTATGGCAGTATGCGTATGGTAAACAAGCATGTTCTTCTGCTACCTTCATCATCTCTTCCATAGTTTCTATGATTCTATTGCCGCTGAGTATCCTAAAGGTTCCATGTTTTAATTGTGGTCTGACATCGAACTTTGCCCCGTCTGCGACTGGGACAAGTTCAATATCTGTGTCACCACAATACGGACAACAGTAAGCCATTAGTATTTCCTCAATGATATATCAGCATCGATTTCCCAGTCTTCTATAGTTTCATCGACAACTCGTTTAATTTTGTCATTGATGTCACTATCTTCTAGTCTGTCTTCGAACCAGCCGTAGCCATTTATCTCTTCTTCGAATACAGTAATACGCTTTTCGATTAGTCGATTGACTACAGCTTCTAAGCTATTAGCTTTTTCGTTTCTTTCTTTCTCTTGCAAATCTTCTAGCTCTGCATTTAATAATTCAATACGAGCTATTAGTTCTGCTTTGTCTTTCTCTAGTGCTTCGATGTTTCTTTCTTTCATCTTCCTCTCCTTGTTTAATACATATCTCTTAATGGTTTATCTGCTTTGAATAGCAGGTCTCTTTCAATACCTAAACCGAATCCTACTTCTACATCTTGTAGTTCTGGTATAGATACATAGCCTAACTCAGGAAATCCTAAGTCACATAATCCAAAACCTATACCGTCTTTATCCATACTGGTCAGGTACCAAGTACCATTACCAACTGGGTTAAAGAATTTAACTACAGGTTTTAGGTTAAGCTGGTCTTCTATGTTATTGTTTTTTAACAACTTATCTTTAATTGTTTTCGTTAATAGCTTCACGAACTCTCTCCTTAGTTTCTGGTGATACATTTAAAAAGGCTTCTATTATTTCTTCTGGGTCAGCATCATCACCGTATGCTGCAAGCCTACCAAATAAATAACTAACAAACATTAATCCATCTTCATGATTGTTTAGTATCTTAACTAGCTTCATGTTTCTGCTCCTTGTCTATCTGTTTGTTATAGTATTCAGCCATAGCGTTATACATTACATAGACTGCTGTCATAAAATGTGCTGGACTCTCACTACATTCAGCCATTCCTTGACAGTATTCTTGTGCGTCTGCTAAGCTTTTAATATCTACTATTCCTATTGGATTAATCTGCCAGTCATAGTGTAGTTCTGTGTTACTACCTAGTGGTATTATTGTTTCAGCCATTACTCTCTCCCATTAATTGTTTAATCCTTGCTGGAATAACTACTGTATCGTTGCAGTCATCACAACATTTCTTTTCATAAGAGTCTACGGGGTCAGGATTATTACCGTAGCCTCTTTCTTCTTTACCGCAGATGCAGCACTTATAGTAATCTTTAAGCTTCATTACGCCTCCTCTCTTCTATACTATAAACTTGTGCTAGTGCAATCCAGAATGCACCATCGAAATGGTCATAGAAATTTCTCTCTGCTAGTCCGTGATTGTCATACCAGTTCCAAAAATCTTCTGGCCAAATACCCCAGTCAAGCATGTCTTTGACAGCTGCTGTTAGATTGCCATTAACAAACATGTCATACAACCAATCACCATAGGTTCTGATGTCGTCTACATGGTCAAATTTGGGAAGCTCATCATCTAATTCTATGCGTTTCATTGCTCATTCTCCCATGCTTGTTTGAGTCTACGCATTTCTTCTTGCAACTCTACTAACTCTTTGGCAGAGCAGTCAATATTCCATTGCAGTTGGTCAATACGGTCACGGACAAAACCCATACGAGTCAATGTGTTGGTATCTGGGTCAATAAAACCCAGTCTAATCTGTTCTTCTAGCCAGTCTTTGATTTTGCTCATACTATTTCTCCATCCATAGTGCAACAATGCACATAGTTAAAAATATCATTAAGAAAATAAACAGAATAAAGATAGAGTCATACATAACGATGCTCTTCTCTGATAATAAGTTTATGAAAGTCTTTGAGCGCGTAGTCTATTGAGTATCCGTAGTAAATCTGACTAACAAGATGTCTGTCAGGTATTAAATACTCCAGCAGCACACTACCATCGTATCTCTTGGACACCTCTACTTCATAAATCGCAGGCAATGCCCCGTCTTCGCAATGACGCTCGTCAATAATTGTTTCTCTCATGTTACTCTCCTGTAATGAGTATAAAAAAAGGGAGTCCGAAGACTCCCTAGATGTTATAGTTTTCTTGGTTCGAAGTTAGAATCTACTTCTTGACTTGATGTGTCGAAGATTTTCTTCTTGATTGGTTTGGTATATTCTTTACCAACTACTTCTTTGTATGCAATCTTGAGTGCATCTACGATGGGTGTTAGTTCATCGACTGTATCTTCATCTTGTTTAATTAACTTTTGAAGATATTGCATTTCTTTAGCATCTGATTCTGAACCAGTATCCATTTCTTTGAGTAAATCCCAGTTTGCAACTCGTTTGCGATGTTGCTTAACTGTATATTCAATATCATTTGATAATGAATATAGGTTTGCTCGAAGAACCCTGACTTGAGTGCTATACTCAATGTTGTATGCTTCTGTATTAAGTTGTTTGATTGATTTTATAAAAGTATCTATAGTTTTCATTTTTATCTCCTAAATTGGAAGTTTATATTGTTGTCCGAAGACACTAAATAGATACCATGCGACAGGACTGCGTCACCGAAGGGAAACAATAATCACGGAGGTCGCTCCAGCGGATACCGTTATTATTGTTGACGCAAAGGACTGTCGTATGGTTTAGTTGTCATACTGAAGGACACCAATATGAAACTACTAATTTACTGAGATACAAATGGAAACTATAGGTGCTGTGTGTGATTGTATTGTGTTAGTAACTAAATACAGAACATGCAATGATTGTGATGTAATTAAGTGGTTTGATTGTGAATCATACAGACATTTATCTGAAATCTGATGACTACAGCGGTAGACAGCAGACAGACATAAGTAAATTAGTGTGAGTTTTAGGTAGGGGGGAGCCTACTCTGGATACTGCAGTAATATATAAACAATCACTAGCAGATTAAATAGGATTTGAGACCTCTTAAGACTGTTTTTAACAAAAAGTAAAGAAAATACTGGACAAAAGTTAATTCATCAGGTAGACTCGACAGCGACTACTTAAGTAAAACATCAGAAACATCTGCAAACAGGAGAGAAAATTAGCAGACAGGGACGACACCTTAGGGGCCGACTCAGCCTCCTACCACTAATAAAACCTCCTACTAAAGATACTACTGATAAACTTAAGTAAACTTAAGTAATTTAGCCTCATTAAGGAGATAACTAAATGGATGGTAGAGCTAACAACGCTAATCTTCCTCATTTGTTTAAAAAAGGTAAGTCTGGGAATCCCAATGGCAGACCTAAAGGAAGTGTCAATAAATATACTCAATTAGCTAGAGAACTCTTAAGCTCTAGAGGAGAAGAGATAGTTGAGGTAGTCATAGATAAAGCATTAAAAGGTGATGTTCATTGTCTTAAAATGTGTATGGATAGAATTGTTCCTCCGCAGAAGGCGGTAGAAATTAAACACACTAAAGATGATGGTGGTTTAATTATTAATGTTGGAACTACTGACCAAATATCTGAGATGGCTAAAGGTAAGAAACTTAAGAATCCTACTATTAAGTCTGATGATGAGGTTATTGCTGAGGTGGTAGCTGATGGCAGAACTTAATGTTGAGTTACATCCTGCTCAATTAAGCATATTTAATTCTGAAGCTAGATTTAAGGTAGTTGCTGCAGGTAGAAGATTTGGTAAGTCTAGGCTGGCTGCTTGGATTTTGTTAATTAAGGCACTACAGTCTGACTCTAAGGATGTCTTTTACATTGGTCCTACATTCCAACAAGCTAAAGACATTATGTGGTCTATGTTAAAAGAGTTGGGACAAGACCTTATTGTTGATGCCTACGAAAACACCGCCCGCCTCACCCTTGTAAACGGAAGAAAGATATTTTTAAAAGGTTCTGATAGACCAGATACTCTTCGTGGTGTTGGTCTTGCTTATGTTGTACTGGATGAGTATGCATCTATGAAACCTAATGTGTGGGAACAAATTATTAGACCGACTCTTGCCGATGTTAAAGGTGGTGCATTGTTTATTGGTACACCTGCAGGTAAGAATCATTTTTATGAACTTTATAATGAGGCAAAGAAAGAAGATGACTGGGAAACATTCTCCTACAACTCAACAGATAATCCATATATTGATGACGAGGAAATTGAAGCTGCAAGAAAAAGTATGTCTTCTATGGCGTTTCGTCAAGAATTTGAAGCATCGTTTGAAACATTTACTGGTGGAATCTTTAAAGAAGATTGGTTCCAGTTAGGTGAAGAGCCTGAAGAGGGTAACTTTATTATTGCTGTTGACCCTGCTGGGTTTGAATCTGTTGAAAAAGAACGAGGTTTAAAGGGTTCTAAGCTGGATGAGACGGCTATTGCTATTGTTAAAACTAATGCTGATGAGTGGTGGGTTGCTGATATTAAACATGGTAGATGGTCTATCAAAGAAACAGCAAGAAAGATACTAGAAGCTGCTATGTTTTACGAAGCTACTACTGTAGGTATTGAGACTGGTTCACTAAGAAATGCTATATTGCCTTATTTACAAGATGAAATGCGCAGCAACGACAGCTTTGTCCACTTAGATGAGTTAAGACATGGCGGTAAAAAGAAGACTGAGCGTATAACATGGGCGTTACAAGGCAGAATGGAGCATGGTCAGATAACATTTAATGAAGATAAAGAGTGGAAACCTTTTATCTCTCAGATGTTAGACTTTCCTAACCATTTATCACACGATGATATGCTTGATGCACTAGCTTATATCGACCAAGTAGCTATAGCAGACTTTGCTTTTTCTATAGATTTTGACGATGAATGGGAACCTATTGACGAAATAGCAGGTTACTAATAAATTTTTATGTTATATTACGCTTAAATTACTATAAGTAAATTAAATGGACCAAGAAAACAAATATCAAGCGTTAACATCCTGGCTAATGTACCGACTAGAAAGTTGGAGAACTTGGAGAGATACTAATTATGTCTACAAATGGGATGAATACTACAGATTATGGCGTGGAATATGGTTACAAGAAGACAGAACCAGAGAATCTGAGAAGTCTAGAATCATATCTCCCGCATTACAACAAGCAGTAGAAGCTACTGTTGCAGAATTAGAAGAAGCTACATTTGGTCGTGGCAAATGGTTTGACATTAAAGATGATATGTTGGACCAGAATCCACAAGATGCTGAATATGTACGCAATTTATTGCAAGAAGACCTAGAAAGTACAGGTTGTAAAGATGCAATATCAGAGATTTTCTTAAACGGTGCTATATATGGTACTGGTATTGGAAAGATTGTTGTAGAACAAAACATAGAGCGTTCACCTGTGGAGGTTCCAGTAGAAGGGACTATGGCAACAACTAGAGAATTGGTTGAAAGACCTATCATAGATGTAAGAATCGAACCCATATCCCCCAAAGAGTTCTTAATAGACCCTTCTGCTAACTCCATTAACGAAGCTTTAGGTGTTGCACATGAAGTAATTAAGCCTAGATACCATGTTGTTGATGGTATTAACTCTGGAATGTATAGAGATGTACCTCTAGATGGTGATTATGATACTGTTGACTTTGGTTATGACCCTGAATCTAAGCAAGCTGATGAGTCTGATAGTGTTAAGATTACAGAATACTGGGGTAAAGTACCTAAACGCTTTCTTAAAAAGAATGCAGATAAAGATGATTTTGAATACGATACAAAAGATACAATGGTTGAGGCTGTTGTTACTATCGTAAATGATTCATACATCCTAAGAGCAGAAGAAAATGCTTTTATGATGAAAGATAGACCTTTTATTTCTTATCAACATGACATTGTTCCTAATAAATTCTGGGGCAGAGGCGTGTGTGAGAAAGGATACAATCCACAAAAAGCGTTAGATGCTGAAATGAGAGCAAGAATTGACTCATTAGCACTAACAACTACGCCAATGATGGCAGCAGATGCTACCAGATTACCAAGAGGTTCTAAGTTTGAGGTAAGACCTGGAAAGACTTTACTAACGAATGGCTCGCCACGAGATGCAATTATGCCTCTAGATATGGGAACCACAGATGCTAACACATTTAACCAGGTCTCCTCATTACAAGCTATGATTCAGATGGGTACGGGTGCTGCAGATGTGCAAACTGCTGATAGAGCTACATCTTCTGGTATGTCTATGGCACAGTCAGCCGCTATCAAACGACAAAAGCGTACATTAATGAATTTCCAGAATACTTTCTTAATTCCAATGATTAATAAATCACTACATAGAAAGATTCAATTTGATTTTGAGCGTTATCCTGTTGCAGATTACAAGTTTATTCCATATTCAACTATGGGAATTATGGCTAAAGAACTAGAAATGCAGCAAATGGTTTCACTAATGCAAAGTATTCCTGCAGATAATCCTGCGTTTAATACAATTCTAGTTTCATTATTCCAAAACTCTAGTATTCATAACAGAGACCAAATAGTAAATGGACTAATACAAGCAATGCAGCCTAATCCACAGCAGCAAGAACTACAAGCTATTGGACAAGAGATGCAAATGCGTATGACAGAAGCTGAGATTAATAAGTTAGTCTCTGAAGCTGCTGAAAATAACGCTAGAGCTGTTAAATATCAATCAGATGCACAAAGTAAAGTACCAGATGCTATGCAGCAACAAGATAAATTACTTAAACTTCAAAAGTCTGTATTAGATATGGAGAATACTAAGGCAGATATTGAGCGTAAAAACTCTGAGAATGTAAGAAATATTCCTGAAATGGAACATCTTAAATCAGAAACTGCTCTTAATATGGCTAGAGCTAGAGCTGAAGCTAAAAAAGTAGAAATTGTAGATAAGTTTATTCAATGACAGATTTAGAAATACTAGAAACAAGATTAGACTTATTTGAACACGATGGCTGGAAAGATGTCGTGGAAGAATTAAAGAACATATCTGATAGTATCAACGATGTTGATGGTATTAGAGATGAGCAAGGCCTTTGGGAAGCCAAAGGTAAGTTACAAGTTTTAAATTATATTATTAATTTAGAAAATGTAACTAGAACAACCATGGAACAACTGGAAACAGCTCCATGATATTTTAACTTCATAACCCAATACGGGCGGAGACCAAGAAGATGAGTATTATAGTAGATAACCCTGAAGCAGTATCAGAACCAATAACAGAAAATCAAGAACTTACTACGGAAGAAGTAACTGAAGTAGAAGCTGCACCTGAAGCTGAGGAGCAAGCTTATGAAGTACCTGAGAAGTATGCTGGTAAGACACTAGAAGATGTAATTTCAATGCACCAAAACGCACAGCGTAAGCTGAGTGAACAAGGTCAAGAGGTTGGAGAACAACGAAAGATGATTCAACAACTACTTGAATTGCAACAAGCATCTATGCAGCAGCAAGCTACAAATACTGAACCACAACCAGAGGAAGACTTTCAAGAGTTATTGTATGATAATCCTAAAGAAGCTATAGCTAAGATAGTTGCTTCACATCCTGAAATACTAGCTGCTAAAGAAGCTAATATGAAGGCTGCACAACAATCAAGTATAGCTCAGCTAGAAGCTAAACATCCTGAGTTTCGTGATACGATACAGGATAATAAGTTTTTAGATTGGGTACAGGGTAGTCCTGTTCGTACAGAGCTTTTCAGAAGAGCCAATGATAACTATGATGTTGATTCTGCTTCTGAATTATTTGATACATGGAAAACACTTTCTATGATTGATAAGACTAAAGAAGTACAAAAGAAACAACAAAAGACTAGAGATAAGGAACTTCTACAAACTAGCTCTGAGACTCGTTCAAGCGGAGATTCTGTAGGTGGTAAAAAAGTATATCGTAGGACAGATTTAATTGAACTACAAAGAAGAGACCCTGCTTATTACGCAGCTAACGCTGATGAAATAATGCAAGCTTATGCTGAGGGTCGTGTTAGATAATATTCTATAGGAGAATAAATAATGGCAAACTCATTTGCAAGTGGCTCTACAGTCACAACAGCGATTGCTAATAACTTTATTCCTGAACTTTGGTCGGATGAAGTAATTGGCTCTTATAAATCAAATCTAGTTTTAGCTAACTTAGTTACTAAGATGTCTCACAAAGGTAAGAAAGGTGATACTATTTACATCCCTGTTCCTTCAAGAGGTTCTGCAGCAGCTAAAGCCGCTAATACACAAGTAACTTTACAAGATGATACAAACACTAAAGTTACAGTAACAATTAACAAGCATTATGAATATTCAAAATTAATTGAAGATATTGCTGAGGTTCAGTCTCTAGCTTCAATGAGAAAATTTTATACTGATGATGCTGGTTATGCACTTGCTACACAAGTTGATGATGACCTATTTGGTCTTTGTACTTCTTTAAACGGTGGTACTGTTCTTGATGGTGCTGGTGCTACATGGTCTTCAGGTACTGCTGCTGATATTACTGATGCAGGTATCCGTAAGATGATTCTTACTCTAGATGATAACGATGTTCCTATGGATAATCGTTCTCTAGTTATCCCACCTATCGCTGCTAACGATATTTTAGGTATTGCTAGATTTACTGAGCAGCAGTTCATTGGTGATGGTAATGCTATCAAGACTGGTAACATTGGTTCTATCTATGGAATTAATGTTTATGTTACTTCTAACTGCCCTTCAGCTGATACTAACGCTAACAGAGTTGGTGTTATGATGCATAGAGATGCTCTATGTTTAGCTGAGCAAGTTGGTGTTAGAACTCAAACTCAGTACAAACAAGAGTACTTAGGTGACTTGTTCACAGCTGACACTATTTATGGTGTTGCAGAGCTTCGTGATGAGTCAGGTGTTGCATTTAAAGTAGCAGCTTCCTAATCTCAATAGCACCCTCTTCGGAGGGTGTTATACTAACTGACATGCCAATATACGAATACAAATGTAAAAATGGTCATACATCTGACCACTTAGTGTCTTATAATGACAGAAAAAATCCTCAGGCATGTCCTGAGTGTAAAGAAGAAGCTAAATATACTTTAGCTTTTTGTACAAATGTACAATATGGAATTACAGAATCTGGCAAGAACTGGAACACAACACATGAATTAAGGACTCGCTGGAATCAAAGAGAAAATAAAAGACACGGAACAACTGGTAAAAGTTATGCCTAAACAAGAAAAAAATAAAAAAGCACCTAAGAAAAAAAGATTAGCTGGTTTTTTATCTATGCGTAGAAGATTAAGATTATGAGTATAGATAGAGGTTTTGGTCTTGGGACATCTACTTATGTAGCTGACCAGTATAATTTAGATGATTATATTACTGATGCAGAAGCAGCTCAAGCAGCAGCTGAAGCGGCACAAGCGGCAGCAGAGGCAGCTCAAGCAGCAGCAGAAACTGCAGAAACTAATGCTGAAGCTTCAGAGTCTAATGCTTCTACTTATGCTACTACTTCTGGAACTAATGCAACTAACGCTTCTAATAGTGCTAGTGCTGCAGCTACAAGCGAAACAAATGCTGCA